GAGGATATGAGAGATGTTGCACCTCCAAAAATAGAAGGTTTATCAACTTCAATGAGTAAGTTACAATACATACTTAGAAAGTATATGAAGATAACAACTACTCCTCCGTCAAAGTTAGGGTAGTCGCTTACGGTTGCCGATAACGGTATTCATGTTTGCGTCTGTTGCTGTGTGCTTAAAACGGTAAGTGTACATAACCTACCTGCAATAGCACAAACATGATGTTATAAGTCTGGCGGTGGCATAGCTGGATTGGAGAGGTTAGTTAACGCTAAAATCTCCTTGAAGGCGAAAAAGATGAATTTCTTTGCGCCACCGCTTGCTTATAACGTTTTGCAGATAGGCGATGTGGCGGTTTTTGAAACGCTGAACTGTCCATAAACACTAAACTTGATTTGAAAAACTGAACTTAATATTAACCGAGAACCCGCCATATTGCCTATGTGCTGTTATAGGTAGGGCTTCTCACAAACTTCAAAAATATGTATCAATTTGAAAAAGAATTTAGAAAAGAAATGCCACAAACAATTGGCGAAACAGATAGTCATTTTGACTTGGACAATTACAAAGATTGGTTAGAGCAAAAGTTAATTGCTTCAAATGTCGCTTTAAATGATTTGGTATTTCAAGTCAAACAATATGCTTCTGGTGATATTGGAACAATGGACTATTTTAGAGATGAGATAAAAGTCGCTGAAAATGCTTTCGTTTCGCTCGGATAGCATTACCTATAACGTTTTGCAGCTACCAGAAGGGCGGGATTTTAACCACAAAATAAACTTAGAAAGATGAATAATAATTTAACCACAAATGCTTCAAACGAAGCCGAAAGCCCCGCCTTTTTGGTAGGTGCTGTTATGCCTTCGTGCTTACGCCTTTCGCTAAAAACTAAATGGTTTGAAATGACAAAAGCAGGCATTAAAACAGAAGATTACCGAGAAATAAATGAGTATTGGATTAGGAGGCTAACTAACTGCACAACTGATTTAACACAAGCAAAAAACGAACTACTAAAAGGAGGAAAACACGCTGTTGAAGTTTATCCTTCATTAATGGAAGCTCCAGACCATTGGTTCCCAAAAAAGTTTGCTGAAAATATAATGACTTTAGGTTATCCGAAATCGGGAGATAGGGAAAGAATTTTGAGATTAGAACATAAAGGCATAAGAATAAGAACTGGAAACCCTGAATGGGGAGCAGAACCGAATAAACTATATTTTGTCATTATGCACGGAGGTTTATTAGCATGAGGCATAACGATTTGCAGATTTGCGAAGGGCGGGATTAATTACTAAAAAATTTGATATGAAAAATAAAGTTAATAGAAAGGAAAAAGTTTCAACGGAGCAGAAAGCCTCGCCTATTGCAAATGTGCTGTTAGGCGTAGTACGGGTTTAATAACTAAAATTTAAAATTATGATACAAGAATTAGTAAAGCAATGGGAGGAAAACAAGCACAAACTTGAAGAGTACTTCAAAACAACAAAGCAAGAAGAGTATTCATCAAGCTACAAGCAAATAGTAACGAAAGTGTTTGACCTATGCTTACCAAAAGCAGATGATTATAGTGGCTTTGATTTAAGTAAAATGACTGTTATTGATGATGGTGATTATCAAGGTACACAGATTTTTATTATACCAAAAGACACTTATCAGCCAAGTGTAGGAGATTATGTAATGACAAACACTTACTATGGTAGTTGTTCGGGTTGCGATACTCTTCAAGGAATTTGTAGCTATGAAGATGATTTACCAACAGATGAACAAGTTAAGGAGTATATGACCCTTGCTTTACATTTGGTGCAGAAACTTAAATGGTTAGGTGAAGATTAGTATTACGCCTAACGTATGCGGTTATGCCCTGTTGGGGTTTTACGAGTACTAAACTATCAATTTACAACAAAACATGAACGAAAATACAAATATTAGCGAACCACTGCAACCCCAATTGGGTATGAACCGTTGTTATGTGCAGCCTTTTTTTTCTTTTTTCAATGCCGACAATATGGCTGTAATGAAGACTTTTAAAGACAAGGAGTTTGATTTAGCAATAGTTGACCCACCTTACAATGCTTCGGATGCTATTGAAACTAATAAAAGCAATAGTAAAAATAAGGCAACAAAAAGAACAGTTTACAAACAATTTGAAAATATTGCACCAACGGACGAATATTGGCAGGAGTTGAAACGAATAAGTAAAAACCAAATTGTTTGGGGCGGTAATTTCTTTGGCTTAAAAGGCGGTGTGATTGCTTGGAATAAAAACGGTACTGCATTTGGTGAGGGTGAAGTGGCAATTTGCACAACTCATAATTCAGTTAGGTTTTTTGAATACACTTGGAATGGTATGTTGCAAGGCAATATGAAAAACAAAGAAATAAGGGTACACCCGACACAAAAACCGATACAACTTTATGAATATATAATTTCAAACTATGCAAAAGATGGATTTAAAATACTTGACACCCACTTAGGAAGTGGAAGTATTGCAATAGCAATAGACAAAGCAAACACCTTAGATAAAAAGAACCTGACATTTGTCGGCATTGAATTAGACCCCGATTATTTTCGAGCGGCGGTTGAACGATTCAAAAACCACAAAAAACAGGGCGTGCTTTTTTAAGGTTGCACATAACTACCCGCTACCCGCTAAATTATATCGCATACACAACAAACTAACCCCAAAATAACTATGAACATACTAAAAGAAATCCGAGCGCAGTTCAGCGCACGAGAATGGATGCAGGCAATATTCTGTCACATCCCAACTGCCAATGCACCACGAATAAATGGCGGTGCGAAACTAACACAACCACGTAGATGCCACAACTTTAATGAGTTGCATCAGCACTTAATTAATTGGAGAAAGGAGGTTGCCAATGGCTAAAACTAAAACACGTAAAGCAATACGAGTTGTTTCCGATGCATACCGGGATAGCATCCGACCTGCAACAATTGAAATTAAACATTGGGATATGTGGCTGCAATACAACAACGGCTTAACGACAACTGAAATCGCAATGATCCACAACACAACGGTACACGATGTCGTGGATATTATCAGCGATGTGGTTGAACGGTTAAAGCGCAAAGTGTCAAAGTTAGATGATGACTTTACAAGCGTACACCAAGCCGAAGCGTTCCGCAACAGGATAAAGCAGAATGTTGAATTGGCAATGTTGTCGGGGATGAAAGTGGTAACTATAATGAGTGAGGTTTAAATTAACCTTTTAACAAATCTTAACAAATATATATCAAATTAAACCCCATATTTGCACAAACAAAAACCCAATTCCTATGAACATTACAACAATCACAACAACACTAACAACGTGGCTCAATACCGACACGTTGGAGAAATTACAGTACGAAAGCGATACTGATAGTTATTACTATTACGATAGCGATGGCTACCTTATTGCATCGTGGGAAACCAAAGAAAACGATGATATTATTAAGCTATGTGCAAGCGGTGTTAAAGTCATACACCTTGCAGGTAAAGATTACATTAATAACCCTAAATTTGTTCACTTTATTTTAACAAACAATGAAACCAATAACCGATAAACAATACCACAAGGCATTATTAATCTGCCAGCAGTACAAAGCACAACAGCACGTAACACCACTTAAATCATTCATCGAGTACAACAAGCACAGGATGAGCAGAAGATTAATCAATATACTTTACAAGGCAGTTGAAATCGGACACGAAACCGTTGAGGAGTTAACCGAGCGTGAACTCATGCGAATTAATATGTGCGGAGTTAAGACCATTGTTGAATTTAATAACTTAATAAACTCATGAAAGAAATCATAATCAAATTCAATAACGACAATGAAATCATCGAGTTAAGTGATGATGCCGAGTCATTACCGTGGGCGTTATTAGATGCGATATGCGAGCATTTCAATTACAGCGACATCAATATCACCTACGAAGCCGTTCCAAAGCATTACAGCAACCCAAATGGCGAGCAATGGACAGAGCATGAATACAAACATACATCGGAACAATTCGATGCGTTACCCGAAGCATTAATAAGTGAAATACTAATCAATTTAAACAATTAAACACAATGAACACAATCACAGGAACAATTAGAGAAATCTACAACACGCAGCAAGTTAGCGATAACTTCGCAAAGCGTGAAATGGTCATCACCGTGGCCGACAAGTACCCACAACACATTACGGTGCAATTCACACAGGATAGATGCCCAATGCTCGACAAGTACATGGTTGGCGATAACGTTACTGTATGTTACAACCTACGTGGTAAACAATACCAAGGCAAGGATGGAAGCGTTAAGTATTTCAACTCCATTGAGGGGTGGAAAATAGACAGGACAGAGAATGTGCCGTTGAGTGATAAAGGATTAAGCGATGATAATTTATTTTAAAAACAAATAACCTATGGAAACAAAAACGCATTTTAAGAAATTACGCAATCCGAACTATATTGGCAGTTGGGATTTAATCAACCCCGATGGCAGCTACAATGATAAAGTAGTTACCATTTCGGGCGTAAAGAAAGAAATGGTACACGATGGCAAGGGCGGCCAATCCGAGTGCATGACCGTGTCATTTACCGAGTGCAAGCCGATGGTGTGCAATTCAACCAACGCAAAGCAGATAGCCAAACTTGCAAACACTCCATTCATTGAGGAATGGGCAGGTAAGCAAATCATCTTAACCGTTCAAAAAGTGAAAGCATTTGGTGAACAGCACGATGCTATCCGAGTATCAAACAAACCCGTTGTTAAGCCGACATTGGAACTGAACACACCGACATTCGATAAGGCACGTAAGGCAATTGAAACGAAATCGGCAACGGTTGAACAAATCAAGAAAAAATACATTTTAAGCGCGGAAGTGGAGGCCGCTTTATTAAGCAATGGATAGACTATTTAAAATCAGATGCTCCCAAATCGGTAAGATTATGGGCAACGGCAAGGGCGGTAATTTACCGCTCACATGCCAAACTTATCTCAAAGAATGGTATGCCAATGACCGTGAAGAAATCCGCAGCAAGTATTTTGACAAGGGCAACATGGTCGAAAACGAACTTATCGAAATGGCAGCCGATAAACTTGGCTTCGGGATGGCAGAGAAAAACATTGTAAGCATGCACGATGAATACTTCCAAGGTACATGCGATATTGATTTACATGATACTATTATCGATGTCAAAGCACCGTGGGATATGAAGTCATTACATGATAGCATCACTTCGCCAATCAGCAAAGACTATGAATTGCAAGGCCGCGGTTACATGAGGTTATACAACAAGCCGAATTTTATATTGTTTTACGGACTTGTTACCACTCCCGAAGAAGCTAACTACGGCACTGAAATCAGTTACGATGATATACCCGATGATTTGCGTTGGGGTGCATTCCATATCAAGCGCGATGTTACCATTGAAGAAGAAATCATTGCCCGGGTGATTGAGTGCAGGAAGTGGTTGGATGAATATCATGAGTTGGTGCAAAGTAAACTTGGAAAATTGATTTCTGTTTAGTATATTTGCATACAAAATAACCCGCCAAATTGAAACGATTTAACAACATAACCCCTATCTTAGTATTGCCCCTTGGCGGGTGGCGTACTTTGGTAGGGGTTTATTTAATTTTACCTATATGATTTCAGTTTTTAAAGGTGCTAAAAGCAACCAATCGGTAGCGAGTATAGAGGTAGATGAATATTTTGATGGTATTAAAAACGGCAGGTGGCAAGATGAGGTCCTAAACTATCGTGCAGGGCGCACGAAAAAAGAATTGACTACTTGCGTGACTGCATCGGGTAGCTTTATGCAAAGGGCAGCAAATAAATTACTTGAACATAGCGGTTTTATATGCCTTGATATTGATGCGAAAGACCAAATCGTAACCATCGACATTGAGCGAATAAAACGCAATGAATATGTTTATTCCGTGCATCGTTCACTTTCTGGCAACGGTTATGCCGTATTTGTTCGCATAGATGGTGAGCGACATCTTGATGCTTATTTAGGTTTGGAGCATTACTTTATGGTTCAATTTAATATCGTGCTTGATAAAAGTTGCAAGGACACAAGCCGATTACGTTTCGTTTCTTATGACCCCGACATTTACATTAACAAGAAAGCAAAAACGTTCAAAACCTACTTGAAGAAAAAAGACAAACCGAAGCCAAAGCCGGTGGTTGTTAAAACTGATTTTGATGAAATGGTTGTCAAAGCAGCACCAATGAATTTGTTTGATAATTATGAAGATTACATACGTTTAGCGTTTGCACTTTCGCAGGAGTTTAACGAAAGTGGTCGTAATTACTTTCATACGCTTTGCCAATCATCACCAAAATATTTATACAAGCAAGCAGAGCGTGATTATAATATTGCGCTTCAAAGGAATGGTACCGGTGTTTCTATTGCATCGGTTTATTATATTTTTAAACAGGCAGGCATAAGCACCACATCGGAAAGGACCGAGAATATTAAGTCAATTGTAAAGTTAGCCGATAACCCAAAAGAAGCACTTGAAAAGTTAAACATTCCTTTGAGTGATGCCGAGGTGTTTATCACTAACAAGCAGCAGGAAAGGACCGAGATTGATGAAATCGTGGACCTCATAAAACTTAACAACGTTCGATTTAATGAAATCACACGTAACTTTGAATTTAATGGTGAGGAAATGACCGACCGAATTTTGGCAAACTTTTACACAAAAGTGTGGCAAAAGATTGATGATGGAATTTCAAAAGACAAGGTTTTTACATTGATACAAAACAAAGACAACAGCACATCGTATAACCCTATTAGGCAATGGTTTGAGGAAAATTCACACTTAACAACTGATAATGAATTTGAAAAATTAAAGGCATGCTTCCAAATTGAACAGCTACTTTATGAAACCGATGGTGTGTACAATTTTGACCAATACCTTGACATATACTTAAAAAAGTGGTTGCTTGGTTTAATTGGGTCCGCTTTCGGCACTTACTCCTTAATGATTTTAGTTATTGCCGGTGAGCAGGGTATTAAGAAAACTGAATTTTTTAGAAATCTTTTACCAAAGAAACTTAGAAAGTTTTATGCCGAAAGCAACTTGGATGAGGGCAAAGACAGTGAAATTTTAATGACAAAGAAATGGCTAATTGTTGATGATGAGTTTGGCGGTAAGTCAAAAAAGGATGCTACTAAATTAAAAAGATTGAGCAGTCAGCAAACATTTAGCATCCGTATGCCATACGGAAGAGTTTCGGAGGACTTGTTGAGGTTGGCAGTGCTTGGTGGAACATCAAATGATGCCGAGGTAATTAATGACCCGACAGGGAACAGGCGTATAATACCAATAAATTTGATTAGCTTTGATTTTGATGCGTATTTGGCCATTGATAAGGATAAACTATTTATCGAACTTTATAACGAATGGAAAGCCGACAAAGAGGGATGGTTTTTAACTAAAATACAGATTGAATACTTGAACAAAGCAAATGAGAAAAATATTGAAGTAATGAGCGAAGTTGAATTGATTAATCGGCACATTCAAAATGACCCTACCAGCAAAATGACCAACACTGATGTTATACTTGAATTGCAAAAAATACATCCAAGTTTCAAAACGAATACAAAAAGAATGGGGCAGGCATTAAAAAAATGTGGTTATTTTCAGCAGGTAATTAGGGATGGAAATAAAACAATTCGTGCTTATGAGATAAAAATCAAAGGAAGTGTAACAAGTTACTATGTTGAAAATCAAATAGATATTTCATAAATGTTACAGATTACACATTTACACATCGTTTTTCAAATGCTATATAAAAATATATGTGCGTGTGTGTGCGTGTGTGTGTATATATATAGTATGTTAATTGTGTAATAATGTGTAACATCTGTAACACAATAAGTAAATACCAATAGTAGCGCACTTTTTGAGCGTTACAGATAAAAAATAAAATGTGTAATAAGTGTAACAAGTGAAACAATGAAAATATACAAAATCAATTCACCAAGTAATAAAGTTTTAACAATAGGAGCAGATAGTATTCACCATGCTATACAATTGGCACTTCAGCGTGAAAATTATACCTATGAAAGACACGAGTATTTTTATTTGAATAATCAGCAAGTTAAAAACCACGAAGCCAAAATAAAACGATACAAAAAATGACCATCCTCACCATCCCCGAATTCGAGCAATTAAACCACGAAGCCAAGCGGTCCAAGTATTCTGCTCATAGCTTTCAATACTTGCCGATTGAAAGGTATAATTTGACCAAGAAGAAAGTGGTTAAGGTTCGTAAAACTGAATTAAAAACAAACCATTTAGATTTACCGGTGAGTGAAATCCTGCAACACAAAGTTACCAAGGATGCGTTCAACACTAACCGATTTACCGACTTGATTATCGATTACCTCAAACTTGTACACAACTGCAATTCAGCAAGGCGCATAAGTAGTGAGGGCAGGTATCGTAAAGGCATTGGTTACATCAAGGGGTTAAACAAGGGCATGGAAGATATACAGGCAATCATTAACGGCAGATTGATAGCCATTGAGGTGAAAGGGCCTGGCGACCGAATAAGTCCCGACCAATTAAAGCGCAAGGCAGCACTTGAAGCCGATGGGGGTGTGTATATCATTGCGGAAAGTTTTGAGGGGTTGCAGGTGGATTTATTACAATCACTTGCATATTAAAATAATTTGTATCTTTGTGGGGTGAAAAACGTGAAAAATACACGAAAATACACTAAAAAATGGGTTTTACTAAAGGAAATAGCGGCAAACCGAAAGGAGCGCAAAACAAATTGACAAAATCAGTAAAGGAAGCGTTTGAGATTGCGTTTAATGAATTGCAAGGTGATAAGAATGCGAACCTTGCAACATGGGCAAAGGAAAACACAACCGAGTTTTACAAGTTGGCAGCAAAGTTGATACCGACATCGGTTAATGCTGATTTAACAACACAAGGCGAGAAGTTACGCTTGTGGAAAGTTGAATTTATCGACAATGAAAATAAATAACTGCTACCGCCCCGCACTTTTAAGCCAACATAGATACTTGGTATTGAAAGGCGGGGCGGGCTGATTGGCTCTGGCAAATCCATAGCAGCTATTCAAAAGATAATACTGCGAACAACAACCGAGCGCAACCACCGTATATTATGCATCCGTAAAGTAGCTACCACGATACGTAATTCAATATATCAGTTGTTGATTGACAAGCTACTTGAATACGATATTTATTCCGAGTTTACTATCAACAAGTCCGAAATGCGTTTTACTCATACACCAACAGGTAACGAGATACTTTGTGCAGGTATGGATGATGCCGAGAAAATCAAATCAATTGCAGGTATTACTTCGGTATGGTGTGAGGAAGCAACCGAATTAGATGAATTGGACTTTAATCAATTAGAGTTAAGGGTAAGGGGTGAAACAAGTAACTATAAGCAATTCATAATTACATTCAACCCAATAAGTGAACAGCATTGGTTAAAGCGCAGGTTTTTTGATGCTCCCGATGATGATACCTATGTGTTGCATACTACGTACAAGGACAATGCGTTCCTTGATGCTGATTACATCAAGCACTTAACCGAGCGAGTGAAAGCCAACCCGAACTTGCACAAAGTTTATGTACTTGGCGAATGGGGCAAAGTGGATTTCGGTGGCGAGTTTCTTAAAAGTTGGTCAACGGTTAAGCATACCGGGATTGTAACTTATGATCCATCACTTGCCGTTTGGCTTTCCTTTGATGAAAACGTTAACCCATACTTTCCTTGTGGTGTATTCCAAGTGAGTGATGACAATGAAATACGAATGATTGATTGCATAGCTTTAAAGAACCCCGACAATACGGTCAAAGCAATGGGCAGGGCAATACTGCAACGGTTACGGCATTGGAAGCACAACGGCCATGTTTATGTTTGTGGCGATAGCACCTCACAAAAGGATGATGTTAAGCAAGAAAAGGGATTTGACTTGTTTCGATTGCTAATCAATGAACTTGATGAAGTGAAACCGATTAGGCGAGTGGCCAAGTCAAACCCGAATGTGCGCCCGAGTGCAGATTTTTTCAATGCGATACTTGCCTACAATGAGCAGGGCATATCGTTTACAGTTGATGAAACTTGCAGAGTAGCAATACTTGACTTTGAGAATACCAAAGAAGATAAGAACGGTAAGGTTGATAAGAAAACCGTTACCGACCCAGTGACCAAAGTAAGTTATCAACCGTATGGTCACATTGTTGACTTAACACGCTACTTAATCACATCCGTATTCCCAACACAATACACACGCTTTCAAACAGGCATCATCAAACCGCTTGTTGTTGTTGGTCGGGATGCGGAATGGAAATCAGCATCAAGATTTTAGTTACATATTTGCCCAATATCGAATTTTTATTTATTATTTCGCATCATGGCACGATTTCTAAAAACCTCCGAC